AGATATGACAACCGGCCGCGTGGCAATCCTGAAACGGATGAAGGGATGGATCAGCGAAACGGGCTTATCATTTTGCAGAAAACAAAAGATTTAATGCAATATCTGTATACGTCATGGGTGAAATATCCCAAAAGTGAAAAGCCCGGATTTGTCGCGGATTATAAGAAAATCCTTCTTGAATTCCTGAAATACATTATTACGGCACAGAAAAAGTATTACAAGAAAACGACGCTTCAGGACGCGGATGTTCAGCTGGAATTGTTACGGCTATTCAATGATCTTTCATATGACTTGAAATTTATTGATGAAAAGCGTTATTTGCTGATTTCCGATCGTTTGTGCGAAATTGGAAGGCTTCTTGGCGGCTGGATAAAATCGCAAAAAGAAAAATCATAGCGGAAACCAGCTAAAAAATCCGGCCGGATTCCTGGCCGGTGGGAATAGGTCATATAACGCTTGCCGATCGTGGGTGCGAACTGGAACAACACTTCGAATTCCGGGCCTTCCGCGTTGAACTTCAACAATCCCCGGACGAACGCGAACGCGAACATTGGCTTGTTTTCCGCTTACCTTTTGAGCCAGAAGGGAAATGTTCACGGACATTTTCACAGTGCAAGGAAAAGGAAAGGGATCTATCCCCGTTCCGGTGGCATGTATGCGCCGGAAAAATTAAAGTTGCTGATAATGCAGTTAGTACCGAACAGGCGGCCCGCGTTACCGGCCAAATGCTAGGGCCTGAAGGGTGTAACGATCAGCACAACGCCTTTACGCCGAAAGCTAGGGGCGTAATTCCCGCCAGATGGTAACATTTGCGCTATGGTGGGAAAATCTTTTTGAAAGGGTGAAACATTGAAAACCTTTAAGATTACGCACGGAGAAATTATTGATCCGTCAAACCTATTGACAGCGGCTAAAAACGCTTCAACCGGGAAACGTTACCGCGAAGAAAATCTGGTATTTGCCGCACACAGGGAAGAAGAAATAGACAAGCTGCATTTTGAATTGTCCTATTTCCCGAAAGATGGTATTCCTGGAAATCCGCTGGAATCCGCGTATCGCGTCGGCCCGTATCGCCGTAAAAAGATTTACGAACCGAAACCGCGTATCATTATGGCGCTGCAGTACCGGGATCGCGTTGTGCAATGGGCATATTATCAGAAATTAAATCCGCTTTTTGATAAACAGTATATAGAGCATAGTTACGGATGTAGGAAGGGCAAAGGAACCACGGCAGCCAGGGAACAACTGCAAAAATGGCTTCGTCAAGCGCACAGGAGTTCCAAAACGTGGTATGTTCTCAAACTGGATATTGCAAAATATTTTTACCGCGTGGATCATGAAATCCTGATGAAAATTCTTTCAAAGCACATAAAGGACGAACTGATCCTTCGGGATCTGTATAACCTGATAAATTGCGAGGATACGCCGTTTGGCCTTCCGTCTGGCGTACAGCCGGAATTATGCGATCAAGAAGAATGGCTATACAGCCGCGGTATGCCGATCGGGAATCTGACAAGTCAAATGTTCGCTAATATTTACTTGAATGAATTGGATCAGTTTTGCAAACACAAGCTGCATATCAAAAAGTACATCCGTCTTGTGGATGATATTATTATTCTATGGCCGGATAAAAGAGAATTAGAAGGGATCCTGGATGAAATTTCCCGGTTCCTGGATGAAGAATTACACCTTGAATTAAACAAAAAGACGTGTATTCGCCCGGCATGGCTTCCGGTTTCGTTTGTTGGGGCGCAAATTACACCAAAGAAAATCCGCATGAGGAAAAGCACAAGAAAGAGAATGTTCCGGCGGATTAAATTTATTAAAAAAATATTCGAAGCCGGGATGATTGCTTTTGAAAAATTAAACAATACCATGCAAAGCTATTTCGGACTGATGGAACATTTCACGGCCGGAAATCTGTTAAGAAAGATTATTGATGAATTTTCTTTCCGCGTGTTTCATGATGATAACAATTCGTAACCTGGGAAACCGGGTTATTTTTGTCTAATAATCAGGAAAGGGGGTTTTTCTATGTCCGAAACAACTTTTGAACGGGAAGTGCTGGATCGCCTGACAAAGATTGAAGCAAAGCTGGATAGTTTCGACGCTGCAAAGAAAAAAACGTATGACAACGAAAACGATATTATCCGCCTGAATGATGAAGTCAAGAATCAGGGCGATCGGATTATCAAACTGGAAGATTCTAACAAATGGTTGGCCCGGACAGTTGCGGCAGCAATCATTACGGCCGTTATTGGCGTCCTGGTTGTTGTATTCCGCATGGGCGCCGGGATCTAAGGAAGGGGCCGCTATGGGAAATGTATACAGGAAAAGACGCAAACGAAAGAGCGCCGCCAGAAAGAAATTAAAGACAATGGATATTATTCTTGTCGTTATGGCCGTTCTTTTGGTTGCCTTTACTCTGAAAATGATCCTTGTGTTTGAACAGACAGGCGCCATTCCCGATACATTGTGTACGTGCGTTTTTGCCGCGTTAGGCGGCGAATGTGGCGTTATGGGATGGATCAAAACCACGAAGGACAAACTGACAGATCGGAAATGGCAAATAGAGGACAGGACGCAAAGCGAAAAAGAAAGAGAGGAAAACGGAAATGACATTTGAAATTTTTTTGATGGGGTTACTGATTGTTTCGACGCTGACCGGGCTTTTTACGGAAGCGATCAAAGGGTGGCTTCAGGAGCGCGGAAAGAAATATTATTCTAACGCGCTGGCCGGTTATGTGGCGGTCGGGTTATCGGTTTTAGTATCGCTTGGATATGTGATACTGACAGAAGCGGCCTTCAATGCAAAATTGGCCGTGTATCTGATCGCCTTAATGCTTTTGTCCTGGCTGGCCGCCATGGTCGGCTATGACAAGGTGATCCAGGCAATTTCACAGTTTAAAAAGGGGTGATTCCGTGGCATTGAGAGGAAAAGACATTGCGGAAAAAGTCTGGAATTTTCTGACTGACGCAAACATAAACGAATTCGGAACTGCGGCCCTGATGGGAAACATCCAGGCAGAAAGCGGCATGAATCCGAAAAACCTTGAAAATTTATGTGAAAAGCGGCTGAAAGAAGCCGGTAAACCATATTACACAGATGAAACATACACGGCCGCGGTTGACAGCGGGAAAATCAGCCGGGAAGAATTTTTACATCCGCTTCCCGGAAAACAGTATGGATATGGTTTGGTTCAGCTTACTTCCGCCGGGCGCAAAGCTGGCCTTTACGATCTGGCAAAATCGAAAGGTACGTCGATCGGGGATCTGGAAACGCAGCTTGAATATCTCATGATCGAACTGAAAACAAGCTATAAAACTGTATTCAACGCCATAAAGGACGCCGCCAGCATAAAGGCGGCGTCTGATATTGTTTTGAAAAAGTTTGAAAGCCCGTCGGATCAGTCTGAATCCGTCAAAAATAAGCGGGCCGAAAACGGCCAGAAATTTTACAACCGGTTTTCCAAAACCGGCAGCAAAGGGGGAAATAATATGTCTATCAGGATCGGACACGCCAGCATTTCAGAAAGCGGAACCGTAAACGGGAAATCCGGAGATCAGACGGGGAAAGAAGTCTGTATTCGGGAATGGTACTCAATTTCAGCGGACTATATGGCAATTCATCCGGACGCGAATGTTCGGGAGAAACACGCCGCCGCGGTTGAAGCAGCTTGTAGAAATGACAATATCGGTTATAGCCAGTTTGGATCCGACAACCGGAACACTTTAAACGCGCTGGCTAAAAAAGTAAACTATGATCTTTCAAAAGTCGGGAAATGTAATTGCGATTGCAGCAGCCTTCAGAACGTGGCAGCGGTGGCTTCTGGTTCCGGCGCTACATACGGAAGTAATGGATGGACGACAAGCACAATGAAAGCCGCTTTAAAGGCTCTGGGATATAAGATCATTACATCCGCCGCGTATTTGAGAGATCCCGCGTATTGTGTCCGCGGCGCGATCTATGTCAAAGCAAGTTCACACACGGTTTGCGGCCTGGACAATGGTTCAAAGGCG